ATCGTGATTGGGCGGATTCTCAGCCGGCTGGTGCGACGGGCCGACGGTGACCTCGACCAACTGCCCCTTGAGCTCCGGGATCTTGCCGCCGGCGATGACATCGCCATTCGGCTTGACCGAGGCAAGGACCTCACCGGCCGGGGTGGTGAGGTAGCGGACCAGTGCGAAGACCGCGCCGATGAAGATGCCGATGCCGGCCATCTGCTCCGTGCTGATGGCGACTCCGAAGAGGACGGCGAGCGAGAGACCTGCAGTGATAACGCCGAGAATGAGGTTGGGCTCGCGCGAGAGGCGAGACAGGATGTCCTTCATGATGATTCTCCTAGCGGGTCCTTTTCGATGGACTCCAGTGTGGGATATGACTTGGAACCTTGAGAGTCCTCGCTACGGATGTACTCCGTAACCCGAGAACGCGTGTTGAGGCCGTAGTCGCCAGCCATCATGACGATATCGCCGAGCTTGTAGTCGACACCGTACTTGTAGAGGCTGAGCTCCGGATTCAAGGCGCCATTGAAGCGAGCTACTTCGTTGGCCTTGTTGAGGGCATCGATTCCCTCGTTCTTGACCCCATCGGCCGAGATAATGCCTGATCCGGTGGCGTCCACGAGCGTGACTCGTCGGTCGAGCCCGGTGGGCACAACGTCCCCCTTGTGGAGCTTGAAGGCTGAGGTGGGACCCAGTACGTAGCCCGCATTCGCAAGACCTCTCTTCGAGAACAAATATGAACCGTCGTCCAACTGGTCTCGAGTGGCATCGAAGCGCACCTGCGCTGTCCGGTCGACTCCGGTGTAGATCTGGATGGATATGGCGGTTGCACCACGAGCCGGCCGTACCGCACGGATGCCATGAGGCACCACTTCGGGACTGGGGGGTACTGTGTCTGCATCCGCCTCCGACTCGGCCTTGAGGAAGTCCAGGACCGTGTTGAGAAGCTTGCCTCGGGGGATCACGAACTCCCGGTTTGGGCCGGTGGTGTTCATGTAATCCGCAGGGGTGGGGAATTGCACGACGCTGGCGGGGAAAATATCCGCGGCGTCGTTGATCCCATCCACGCAGATCTTCACGATGATGTAGTGAGCCACATCGCTGGGCTGCTTTGCAACCAGCTTCCATTCAGCAAGAGCCGCCGTAACGGCCTGAACAGACACGCGCCGATCAAGGATAGAAGTGAACTCCCTACCCTTGATGAAGAGCTTGGCGCCGGTGTTCTTCTTGCGTTCGACGTAGTGATCTTCCACGATCATCGGGACAGTGCTCTCCCGGAGAGTCAGGACGGTACCCTCCGGGAGAGCGGCTTTTGTGGCATCCACTGCCCCCGTAACCAGCTGGAAATCTCCGACGCCCGTGAAACGTTCCGTCCAGATCAGGCTGTCGTAGTCCTCGATGATGGGACCAGGCTGGTTGTTGGCGTTGAGCTTGAGAAGCTCCATCAGACGGCCGGCTCAGGCTCCAGCGAGTCCAGGTAGGTTCTGCGGGCCTGGACCGCACCCAAGATCATGATGTCGGTGATCACGTCGTCACGAGCCCCGATGTCGGGGTTGTACTTCGGGTTGTCGGACTGCTTCAGGGCCTGCGCCCAGGCCGCCTGCCACTCGGCGGAAACGACGAGGAACCAGAGTTGGTCCTGAGTCCACTGCTCAGGGTCAGGTGTGAAGTTCTCTGCTGCAACAGCCGCAGTGATCCTCTTCTGGAGGCTCTGCGATTCCTGCATAAAGACTACTGTGTTGTAAGCCATTCAAGCCTCCTAGGCCGCCTTGATGATGAAGTTGATACCAAGCACCGGGTGGACATTGCCAGATGCCGATGTCTGCTTTGTGCTGTTGTGGTCTGCCGATGTGAAGGAGTGAGTGTGGTTGGCACTCTGAGTACCAGTAGTTCCCCAACGGTAGTACTTGTTGTCCATACCGGTACCACCAGCAACAGTGAACTGTGCGTTGGTGGAGTTGTCGGCCTCTTGGTACTGGTGAGTGTGACCCACCGACTCGATGCCCGTCGAACCACTGTGAGTGTGCGACGGAACGCGACTGTCGCCCCACTTCTGGCCGATCGAGTAGTTTTCGCTTCCTGCTGCTGGCACAACTACACCGCCAACACCAATCGGACTGCGGGCCCTGAAGTCAGGAAGGTAGTAGGTAGTTCCGGAATGGGTTCCGAACGTGTCTCCGAGGAGCGCCGCAAGAGCTGGGTAGGTCGTCGATGAGAACGTCCCGCCCTGGCACAGCAAATATCCCGAAGGAGCGGCTGTTGTGGGCCACATCTTGATCTCACCGGTGACTACGCCCGAAGGAGGGATCACCTGCATTGAAGAAGCACTGTCGTCCCACCAGACGGATCCAGGAGCTCCTGGAGCATCGGAATATGAGCGGAGCTTGAAGCTGCACTTCGTGTGTCCAGCAGGCACGACCAGAGTGACAGAGTACTCTTGCCAGACACTACTACTCGGAACGGTGGCCGAAGTTTCGAAAACTGCCGCTTCAGGGTTGAAGAAGTCCGGGTTCGATGTCGAAGGACTGGTGAGCACAGTAATCATGGCGCGAGGGCCGGTACTGATGGCGTATCCCTTGACGGTCACCACGGATCCAGCACCAACCGCGAATATCGAGGAACTTAAAGCCATTCCTGAAGCGGCGGTGGGGTGGTCTACCCGCAGCGAATATCCGCTACCAAGGCGAGAGACGAGGCTGTCTGACTGGACTGCTGGTTGATCGGCACCAGTGCCATTCGACCAGTAGTTTGACCAGCCCGGAGGGTAGAGACGCGCTGGTACCGTGGTGTCACCAGGACCGTCAGTCGACATTGTGACGATGTCGAACTTGGCGTTCTCATGAAGCTCCGTTGTGGCCAGTGCAGCAGCGATCTTTTGGTCTACTTCGGTTTCGGTGTAGTACCGGTCGTCGTGTAGATGACTTGTTGCTGATTTGCCGGCCAGGAGGTTGGTGACCTCTAGCTCAGTGAAGTACCGGTCGTCGTGGGTATGACTTGATGCTGCCTTATCGGCCAGGAGGTTGGTGACCTCTAGCTCGGTGAAGTACCGGTCGTCGTGGGTGTGGACGATTGGGGCCTTCTCATTGTCCAGCTCGTCCAGGGCGCCTTCCACGTTGGTGGACTGGAGCCCGGCATTGCCGGAATATGAGACGACCGATGCGATGGTGGGCTGTGAGCCTCCGGTCGGAACGACCTGACCGCCGACGATGACGGTCCCATCCTCTTGAACTCTGCGGTCCATTAGACCCCCCACCATGCTTCTCGATATGAATAGCCGATCATGGCTACCTTTCCGTCTCCTGGCGCCGTTCCGTAGACCGTTACCAGGTTGCCACCCTTCTTGAGGAGGTGCCAACGAGAAGGTCCGGTCATCGCGCCCGCGTCCTCGATTCCGGAGGGAACTCTCATGATCGTCCGGAATCCTTCTTGGGTGTTGACGTGGAGCTTGTCACCGTCGACCCACGGCCCGTCGAGCGTCATGGTGTTGTTGTCCACCACAACCGTGAGAGAAGCAGTGTTGACGAGGACTTCCAGATCGAAAGCCCAACCGGTGTCGGCTGAGCCCTGGTAGTCCACCGTCGTACTGAAGAACCCACTCGGGTTACTGAACGTCTCCTCTTCGATCGAGCGGAGGTAGTTGTCCGTGGTGAGCAGCGAGACCTGCGCCTTGAGTTCCTTGGCGAAGATCTCAGACTCGATGGTCTCGGTGTAGCCGGTGAAGAGACGTGTGGGCTTGCGGTCGTCGAGGAGGTGCACGGTGACCATGTCCGAGTCCCGCTGGGGCTCGAGGAACATGTCGAACAACATCTCGCGAATATCGCTTGCCATCACGTCATTTGCGTAATCGGGCTGGAGGCGGAAGTTGAACACGGGGTTCAACTGGTTACGACGCCGTCCCTGGTAGTAACCGCCCTCCCGAGCGAACTCCCCTAGGTACAGGGAGTTCTGAACCCGGGAAAGGTTCGAGATACTCTCCAGGATCAGCAGGTCATCCTGGTCTGCGCCTTCGATCTTGAGAGACGTCGGCGTGGACGTCTGGATGATTGCTTCGGTGAGCATCTCGAACCTTTCCCTTCGTTCAGGCTGGCACGCCGAGTCTTGCCCCGGCGAAGTCCAGCTGGTTGTTGGTGCGCCGGTAGATATCAGCTTCGCTGAGGTACTCCGGACTGGTGTTGTACTGGTTGAATTCGATGACGTTGCCGTCAGCGGCGGCTGCCATACCCATGTCGTACTGCTGGGCATAGTCGTTGAATGCGATGGATGCGGCCTCGGTCGGGTCGAGGTTGACGATGTTGCCACCGGTGTCCACGGACTGAGAGTCCTCAGCCTTCTTGGCTTCCTCAACCGCTTCGTCGTACCGCTCGGCCTCCAGGGCGTACTGCCGGGCCTGTTCTGCTCGCTCAATCGCCAAGTCAGCAAGCTCGTTGGCTGCCTCCAAGTCGGTGTACGCAAGCTCCTTTGCCCGCTGAAGGTCAGCATCGGCCTGAGCCTGAAGAGCAGCCGCCTGACGACGACGCTCGTCTGCCTTCTCCTGGTCCGTCAACTTCTCGAATGCGGCAGCATCTGCATCTTCCTTCGCAGCAGCGTCGTAGCGCGTCTGGAAGTCCAATGCAGCGGCGTCCGCAGCAGCCTTCTGCCAAGCCATGGCATCCGCAGCAGAAACTCGTGCTGCGGCAATGAGCGCGTTCGCTCGCTGGGCATCAGCCTCAGCCTGCTTCTCGAGACGTTCTGCGGCTTCCCGCATCTCCTTGGCGTCCTTCTTGCTGACGCCCTTTGCCTTGGCCTGCTCACGAAGAGCTCGGGCTTGCTCAAGCTTGGAGGCAGCGTCAAACTCTGCTTCCTTCGCCTGGTCGATTTGGTTCTGTGCGTCTTCCGAGCGCATCTCAGCTCGCTCGATGAGGGACGCGTCCTCGAATTCCTCGGCACGCTGGGCTGCCGCACGAGCATCTTCTGCCCGCTGAGCCCGTGCTTCAGCTCTTGCTTCGGCACGTTCCGCCCGCTTCTCCAGTTGACGCGCCGACCGGTCATCCTTCTTGTTCTTCTTGGTCTTCTCGGCCATCCGAGCAGCCTTCTCGGCCGCAGCAGCAAGACCCTCCGCACGCGCAGTGGCAGCGATGGCTTGCTGGTCGAGGTCCTGAACGAACTTCGACATGTACTCGGAGGCAATCGAGATCGAGCCCGATACCATCGCAGCTGTCGCCGTGATGGCCGCCGAAGCGTTGTCCTGGATGCCCTTGGTCAGACCCTCAACGAGGAACTTACCGATGTTCTTGAACACCCTGGAGGGGGAGAAGACTCCGAAGATATCGCGGGCCTTACCGATCATGTTGGATGCCAGGTCGCCAATGGCGTCCATCGCGTCACCCATCATGCTCATCAGACCGTTGATCAGACCCTGAACGAGGTCCTTACCCACGTCACCCATGGCGTCGATGACGTCCGTCAGGCCGCCACCAATCGCCGCACTACCCGCACGGATAGCGGACGCAAGGTCGTGGAGGAACTTCGCGATGAGGTTGATACCCGCCGTGGCGAGTCTCGCTGCGTTGGCGCCGATTCCCTCGGCGAACTTGATGATCAGGTTGGTCGCAGACTCAACGATGCCACCGATCTTGCTGGCGATTCCGTCAATCAGGTTTGCGACCAGCTCAGCGCCCTTGGCGGACAGTGAACTCGCGTTCCGGATGATGCCATCCAGGAACTTCTTGGCCAGCTCGATCGCCTTGTCGACGATCATGGGGATCTTGGCCTTGATGCCGTCGCCGAGCTTCTCGAGCCACGACTTCCCGGTGTCCCCCATGAGGGCCTTGGTCTTGTTGCCCTCTCCACCGCTGAACTGCTCCTTGACGGCAGCGAACAGTCGCTTGATGCCGTCGATGATCATGGGAACAGCCTCGACAATGCCGTCGATCATAGCCTGCATGATCTTCAGCATCGAGTCCTTCATGATCGGCGCCTGCAGGGCAAGCGTCTGAAGGAATACAGCGATGGCAACGGCCGCGCCAGTGGCGAAGGCCGCAAAGACACCCGTACCCGCCGCAAGCAACGGGAATATGAGTGCGAAGGCCACGGTCAGACCCGTGATTGCCAGTGCGAGTAGCGCGAGCTGCCCTGCGAACAGAGACAGCAGGATGAGAGCCGGTGCGAAGAAGGAAATAACGGCAAGGAACGCCGCGAACCCAAGCACCAGGGCAGCCATGATCACACCGATCTTGGCGAGGGTCGACCAATCGACCTTGTTGAGCATGAGACCGGCCGCTGCGATCATCATCAGCGCCGCTCCCATCGCAAGGATGGTTGCTGCACCGACCGGACCACCACCCGCGAGCATCAGACCCGCAAGAGCGACCGCCAGCACGGTGAGGATGACTGCTGCCTTGCCGATGCTCTCCCACTTGACGAGGGCGAACAGAATAAGCGCGTTGGCGATCGCCAACATGCCTACCGACGTGGACAACATTGCCAAGCCGACCTTGGCGATCCCTTCGTAGGGAATAAGGGCCAGGGCCCCGATTGCGATGGTCAGAGCAGCCAGCACAAGGCCGGCCTTCGCCATCGACTCCCACTTGACGAGCTGGAACAGAAGTAGGGCCCCAGCGAGCACCACGAAGGACACTGCCAGAGCACCCAGAGCGACGGCGGTACCCAGAAGGTTCTTGGCACCGTGTTCGCCAATCTTGCCCATCATCTCCATGGTCTTCATCACGACAATGATCGTGCCGAGACCCTTGAGCATGGAGGTCCAGTTGACCTTGTTGAGGATGAGGAACGCCGTTGCCAGCGTCAGGACAGCGAATCCGAGCGCAAGGAGCGCCAGTGAGAGTCCGGTCAGCTTGAGGGCAGTGCCCTTGCCTTCCATTGCCTCGACCGCCTTGGTGATCGAGTCAACTCCCACCTTCATGATGAGCATGATGCCTGCGAGGCCGGCAAGACCGGTCGCAAGCTTGTCCATCGGGATCTTGGACAGCAGCCACAGGGACACTGCAAGCACCCCTATGGCGATCGCAATTGCGATGAGTAGTTTTGCCCTGGCGGCGGTCTGGAAGGACCCCAGAGCGTCTTGTGTGCTCTGTAGGACCCCATTGATGGCCTCTCCCGTCCCCACAAACCCCTTGAACGAGTTCGACAGGGTGTTGAAGAAGCGAGATATGGAGATCATGAAGGTCGACAGGACCGCCAGGTTGAAGGACGCCATGAGGTCGTCCATGTTGAAGTTGTCGACGAATCGCCCGAAGGCATCCTTCAGCTTCTCGAGGATCGGCTCAGCCGTGTCGCCCAGAGTCTTGGCCTGCTCTTCAGCAGCCGCCATCTGGTCCTCGAGAGTGCCTACGTCGCGAACACGACCGGCCGTGATGTCTGCATCCGGGTTGAACATCCCGCCTGCAGCCTTGGTCTCGTCATTGAGGCCGGAAACCGACCCCGTGATCTTGTCAATGCCGTCAGCCAGCCCGGCCATGGGCGCTGCAGCATCCCCACCCCCGAGCATGGACCCCAGAGAGGGCATCGAAGGCATTGAGGGCATGTCCGGCATGTCGAAGGAGAACCCACCGCCGAATATAGAGCCGAGACCGGCTCCCTTCTCGATGAGGGCCTCCACACGCTGGATGGCGTTGCTGATCTCCCGAGCCAGGTCCTTGAAGAACCGGATGATGCTGTCCCCGCCAGGGATCTTGACCGACACGAAGTCCTCAAAGGACTTGCCGAAGCCGGAAATATAGCGGAGGAAGTTGCGAACAGCGTTACCCAGGACCTCCACAAGGCGCTTCCATGCCTCCATGGGGGTCAGGTTGCCCTTGAGCAGCTCTCCGAGGATACGGAGCGGCCTCGTGAGGTGCTGGAGGGCCTTGGCGAAGGTAGCTGCACCCTCACCCGCCTCACCATCGCCAAATACGAGGTGAATCGCCTTGCCGAGCAGGCCGAAGAGGCCCACAATCGGCGACAGGATGTTCTTGATGGTCTCGAGGATGGCCGTACGGCCTCCGAACTTGTCGAAGCCCTTGATCACAGCCTCGAGATAACCGAAGAACTTGCCGAGCGCCGCTCCAGTTGCATCGGACATGTTGGTGAACAGCTTGGTGGCCTCGTTGAAGTCACCGATGAGAAGCTCAAAGACCTGAGACCAGCCAGAGCCGATCTGTTCCTTGAGAGTGTCCATGAAGGCGGTGAAGGTCCGGACCTCGGTCGCCGATCGCTCGGCGTTCTCCGCGATCTTGAACAGATCCTCCGCTGCCTCTCGGCTGAAGCCCTGCTTCATGAGGTCTTCGACGGTCTTGGCCTCACCCGTCATGGCGGTCAGGGCCTTGGTCGCAACCTCAGCCGTCAACCACCCCTGCTCCAGGGAGCCCTTGAAGCCACCGTTGGCCTTCGTCCAGGACTCGAACGTCGCACCCACCGGAAGATCGGTGATGGTGCCCATGGCCTTGGCTGTCTCGAAGAACGCCTGCTGGAGTGACTGCGAACCCAGACCTCGGGTCGCGATCGACTGCCAGTCCAGCGCCTTGATCTGGCCGGCCTGGAGACCGTAGACGAACTGCTCCAGCGCACCAGCCGCAGCGGTGGCGTCACCACCAGCCAGGGCCACCATGTTGGAGAAGCCCTTGACCACATCGGTGGCCACCTGCAGGTCGATACCCGCGGTGGTCATCTTGCCGATGTTCTGCGTCATGTTTGCGAAGTTGTAGATGGTCTTGTCGGAGTACTCGTTGAGCTTGTTGAGCTCCGTCGTGACCGTCGCCAGCGTCTCACCCTTGGTGTTGCTCAGGATGGTCTGGATCGACTTCATCTTCAGTTCGTACTCGGCGAAACCCTGCATGATCGGGTCGATGGAGAGGCTCTTCGCCATCTGCACGCCCGCGTCGACCGCTCGGTTGGCGATGTTGGCGATGGCGGTGACCGCAGCCACCTGCATCGCGGACGCCTTGACCTTGACGGTGTCCATGGCCTTGCCCATGTCGAGCAGGCCACCGCCCTTACCCGCAGTGGCGACCTGCTTGTCCAGGGCCGTGAGCTGAGCAGACGTGTCGGTTGCTGCCTTCTTGAACTGGGCATTGTCGAATATCATCCGAACAATGCGGTTCTCGGTAACGCTCATGCTCTGGTGACCTCCTTCCAGGCAGCATCAGCCATCTTGTCGAATATGGGGTTGAGTGCAGGGTTGATGTAGTCGGTTCCGGGGACCCAACCACCTGTGCCAGTGCCATGGCCGTACTGGATGCCTACCGCGACGTTGAAGCCGTCGACAGTGTTGGAGTTGGTGAACCAGATGGTCTGCTTGCCGCCTTCGTCAACAACCTCATACCCCCAGGAGGAGGCAGTGATCCCGCTGTCTTGCGGAGTGGCCGCGCGGAGGGCCGTCACACCTGCTTCCGCCATCCTCAGGACAGCGGGAGTGATCGGGCCCTCCATGCAACGCTTCAGGAAGGACTGTGTGTCGTTGAATGAGCCTTCAGACTCGACGCGTAGAGGCACGTGTCCTCCCTTCTAGATCAGGCAGTCCTTCGCCACATGTAGACGACAATGAAGGGCTGCAGGTTGTTGTGCGCCTGGCCACCACCCGCGGGGTTGACCGTGATGGGGTGAGTGTGTCGCGTTGACGCACCCTCCGTGGACGGGAGGTACGAAGAACCACTCGCAACAAGCGCTCCCGAACCACCGCCGGCGTAGGCGATGTTGGTGAACGCCTCACGGTAGTAGCCGTGGCTGTGGTCGGGGCTGTCGTTGCCACTGCTTGCTGCGTGGTTGTGCGACGGGATCTGGGCCTCGGTGAGGGTATGTGTCTTGGCGCCACCCGTCTCGAGAACACTGTCGAATTCCGCCTGGGCCTCGTCGAGACCAACCAAGACCTGACCCTTGGCGAACCGCTCCCACGTACCGCCCCCGAAGAGCTCAGCGGGGCTGGTGCTTGTGGTGCCGATGTAGATCGACCCCACGGGCCATGAGAACAGCGGCTTGACAACAGAACCAGCGTTCTTCTGCTGGCCGCCCTTGGTCGTGAGGACCAGGTTTCCCGCAACGTCAACCTTGCCGTCGACCACGGAGGCGTTCTCCACGGCCAAAAGCCTCTCGGGGCTAACTCCATCTACTTCCATGTCACCTCCTAGGGTGTGTCTTCAAGTGTGAACGTTCCGTCACCGTTGTCAGTGCCGTTGACGTTCTTGATGGTCCATGTTCCGTCACCGTGGTCGATGAGGTTCTCACTCGAACCGCGGGCGGTCCACGTACCGTCACCATGATCGATGAAGGTGATGGCGTCGCCGAAGTTCATGAGGTCGTACAGCTCTTGAGGATCTGGAAGCCGGCCCTCCATGTAGAGGATCGACTCGAGCTCAGCGATCGTGGGCTTGTCCATTGTCCGCGTGTCGATGATGTAGTGCGCCGAAGGCCGGAGCCCAGGCATCTTCACCGGCGTTGCGATGATGTCAAACGTGAACTCGTCCAGGGTCACCTGGTTTGTCCGCGTCTTCCGCGTCCGTGTGCCCAGGTTGGCCAGGGCGTTGTACACCAAGTGGATCTGGTAGCCGAAGCGGTCGCCCTTACCACCGGAGCCAACGAGGTTCCGGTAGGTGAAGTTGAACTTCCGGGGCTTCTGGTTGTCGACGTAGAGGCCGTCGGTGATCTCCGGGATGCCCAGACAGGCACCGAACTCATCGGGCCAGAAGAAAGCCTTGACCGTCGCAGTGAAGTCAGACGGCTCGATGTCGGAGTAGTAGATGTTCCCGTCCCGGTAGAGCACCGAAGAGGTACCCGTGCCGGTCTCGTCTACACCTGTGATGCCATTCCAGGCCACCGCACGTCCGTCGTCGAAGTAGATCGCTCCACGGTCGCAGCCCGTCTGGTACAGCCGCTTGTCGGGGTCGTCCCACTTGACCACTACCTGCAGCGCAGGCGTGTGAGCCGTGACAGACACCCAAGGAGAGAACTGAGCACCGTCACGAGCACGAAGCTCGATCAGGTGGTCAGCGTCGTCGTCCAGACTAGCGAAAGTGTGGGTCGTCACCAGTCCCAGCGACAGCGGTACGCCGCCGTTGATGCGGATGTCATACCCGTCCGTGTCCACATCGCCAGAGTCCCACTCGACTGTGATCTCACGGGCCTCGACGTTGGTGGTGGCCAGGTTGATCGGCGCAGACGGCGGGTCGTCCCACGTGAACTCGATGTAGGGACGGTTTGCCAGCTGAGAACCGAGGGCCAGATCCGAAGCCGAAGCCAGGTCGCCCATCTGAAGCTCATTGGTGTTGGCTGCGAGCGACGGGTTGGTGATGTGGAATCCAGCCAAGACGACCAGCCGGTCGCCAGCCAGAGCCTCGACGGCGTCCATGCTGCCTTGGATGTCCGTGGCAGTCAGGGTCGTCGTGAGTTCAGCGCCGGCCACACCGTAGAACAGCTGGCCGCGAATGGTCGTTCCGTCGCCAGAGATCACGAGGACCTGCACGGCGAGGAAGGCATCGTTGGTTGCGGAACCCTCGCGAGCTCGCATCCGGAATGCCAGGGTGCCGTCAAGCAGGGCATCGGTTGAGATCGGGTTCGAGACCCAGCCGACGCAGCCGTTCTGCTTGGTGCCGGCAATGTTGCTGACCGACGAGCTCATCGTGGTCATGGGGGAGTTGGTCGGGTCGTCCACCATTTGGTAGAAGATGCCGGGGTTGGCTGCGTCCCATGGAGATCCGAAGCCGGGGTTGACCGGCGCAGATCCGGAAGACCTGAAGTACTTGCGATCGATGCTCATGCGGCCTCCTCTCAGCCGTCAGATCCGAAGAACGCCTTGTTCTGTTCGTTGATGTTGGACCACTTCTGAAGGAGTCCGTCTTTGCTCTCCTTCTTAGGCGGCTTCTGCGCGTCAGCGACCAGAGCGATCTGGAGCATCAGGCGGTTGAAGTGCCACGTCTCGGCTGGCTGCCACGGAATCCGCAACAGAGTCATGCGCATGTAGACGATGTCGGAAGTCACGAGCTCACCCGTGTGTCGGGGAGCATCGGCGTCCGGCTTGGGCGGGTCTGTGCAGCCGGGGGTGGAGTTGACGTACTTCAGCAGTTCGTCGAACTGATCCGGAGCCAGCGTATAGACGAGGTCAGGGTCTCCCGGAGGCAAAAGCATCATCCGGTAGTACTCGAGCCACTCGTCGTGACTCTTGGGGTCACGACCGAGAAAGGCTTTCTTGAATTTTGCTTCCCATTTTGACAGAGAGAGAAGAGAGTGCTCAAACGTGAGCACCGTCTTCGCGCCGATGGGTCCAACAGTTAGTTCAAGCACTCTCTTCTCCTCTCTTGGATGAAGGTCAGCTGACCTC